GTTGTTGTAAATAAGTATTGCGATACGCCATCACAAACAACAGCCGGTTCTGCCGGTACAAATAGTTTGTTCCCAATGTACTTTGGTGACTTCACACGCGGTCACACAATCATTGATAGATTGAACATGGTGATGCGTAGATACGACCAAACACAAGTTGGGTTCATAACTTTCTACGGCGAAAAACGCCTAGCTTGCTCAATTTCTGATGTACAGAGCTTGGTTCGATACCGTTCAACCGGTACAGCAACATAATTTTTTGCGTTGCCATTAGCGGGGGCTAAAAACCCCCGCTTTTTTTAAACAGGAATTTAAAATGACTATCACCGAAAAAATCTTGGACGGTATTAAAAAAGCCATCACCGAAGGCGGCAATGTTGCAATCGATTTGCGCGAGGCTTCTGCGCTTACGGGTTCAGGTTCGGGCATCGGTGGTAATACAGTTTTTGACGAATCATTTTCTGCATTGCGTCAAGCAAACCCTTTGCGTCAAGGCTCACGACAAATTATTGTTGCCGGTTCTGACGCGCAGTTTGTTGCAAAAACTGGTAATGCGGCTAACTCTACAAATCCTTGGGGCTACACGTTCACCCCTAACAGCGGTTCACCAAATATTGATACAAGCATTTGGCAATTGCCGGTGCGTGTATTGGTTGCACAGTTACCCATCAGAACGGCGGTGCTAAGTGATGTCAATGGACTTGATGCAACGCTTGTTGAAGATTTGGCGCTTGAATTTGCACAGCTTGAAGGTCAATCAATGGTTCTTAATAATGACCAAGCGGGTAGTTCAACTACATCAACTGGTTCTACTAATGGCTTGCGTGGTTTGGATAGTTACGTTAGCGGCGGTACTAGCGCTTACGGTACTAGCGGTACGGCTATTACAAATGGTATTCATACTATCGCTACGGTTAGCAACGGCGGCGTTGCGGTGACTTACAACAAAGTGGTCAACATGGCTAACGCCCTACCCGCCCAATATTGGTCGCTTGAATCAACAGCTTGGCACATTAGCCCCGCAATGATTCAAACCTTGCGCCAATTAAAAGATACGGCAGGGTTGCCTTTGTTCCTAGAAATGGGCGATTCAGATGCCGCCGCGGTCGGTCGCATCTTTGGTTGGCCCGTTGTGCCTAACCCTTACCTATCTACAGATTTCCCAATCTATTTGGCTAATTGGAATCGCTTTTTGACAATTGGCAATACAGAACAAATGAACGTACAAATGTACGAACAAAGCCAAGTTGGTTTTGTGACGCTGTATGCAGAATGTCGCGTTGTATCTAGCGTGCGCGACCCGTTCGCCGGTGTTCGTATGTCAGCGGCCTAAAGGGTAAACAATGCCTGTAAACAGCCAACTTCTAGATGCGCCTTTTGGTGCTAACTCTCGCAATCCTTTCAGCTACGTTAAGGTTGAACAGATTGGGCGCGATGTAGTCACGCCTTGGCTAACCCTAGAAGAAATTACGCAACAACTAAACTTGTTTAATGATGAATCGCAAGATTCATATTTGCGTTCTTTAGAAGTAGCTGTAAGGCAAGCCATTGAAGACTATTTAGGAATGTCAATCTTTAGCGTGTCATACCGTGTTTGGTATGGCGCTGAAAACTTAGCGTCATCGCCTGTCAGTTTAGATTTGCCGGAAATATCGCAAAACCTTTACCCCGACATGGCGGGCGTGCAAATTGACCGCGTTGCGTATTACAACGAAGCGATGCCGCCGGTGTTAACCACGGTTGCAACAACGCAATATTATTACGACCCTAGCGGTAACAAAGTTATTGTTCAATCGCTACCGACAACCATTAATAGCGGTATGACCGCACCGATTATTTGCGATTACACAACAGCACCTAATCCTTTGCAAACCTATCCTGTCATTAAACAGGCCGGTTTGTTATTGCTCACGCATTTGTACAACAACCGAAGCAATACAACCGAGGTGCAATTAAAGGATATTCCTTTTGGCGTATCAACGCTATTGCGCCCTTACAAACCTTTGGTGATGTAAATGGCTATCGCACGGTTTGAAAACATCACCGTCAATAGCCTAGTCTTTGCAAAAAGTGCTTTTGGCGAACAGACTACGGCAACCGCTTTGTGGTTTGCTACACGCGCTAGGGTTAGTTCAGTTACTAACAACGTCAAGATTAGCGAGAAATACCGCGTTTATCAGGACGTAGTTAATTTCACTTTGAACTACACGCCGAACACACGCACGATTGTGGATAACCAAAATTCGTACTCAATTAACTATCGTAGTTTTGATTGGCGCATTGAATCGGTGCGCGAGACTGACGACCGCATGAACGTGATATTAACTTGCGTCAGAAATGACCCTGTAGCCGCTATATGACAACGCAAAACAATGTCATCAATTACGGCAAATCGATTCAATACCAATTGAACGCCATCGTTACGCCCGTGCCGGTGTATGCGGCGTTTAACCGTAACTTTGCAACGCAACCTAAGTTCATTACTTGGATGCTACGCAACGTGCATCAACCGGTATACACAGGCATTTATCAAGATAACAAAGGCATCGATACGCCGGTGTTTCAGATTTCTATTTTTACGCAAGTGATTGAAGAAGGGTTCACCATTTCCAATCAAATCTTGCAAGCACTACATGGTTATAGCGGTATGTTTGGCAATTCAGCGGATGGAGGTTTTTACATCAGTAAAGCCGATGTTCAATGGCTTTACAACAGTTATGACAATGAAGATAAGTTAGCGCAAATCTTTCTAGATTGCACTATAGATATTCCATCATAAGACCCTTGTACAAATCCCAATACTAACAATTGAGATTAGACAATTTTTTAACTTGAAAGGAAATTGAAAATGGCACTCCCAAATAAAGTTCTAGCCGGTTTTAGCGCAACCCTTTACGCTCAACCATCAGCAACCCCTACGCCGATTACGCAAGCCAACTTGTCGGTGTATGCGTCTATTTCACCGCTTGCAATTCTTGCTAATACCGTACCGGTTGAAGCTATCCCTGCTTTCGGTCAAGATGATGCAGTAGCAAGTTTTGGCATTGCCGGTTCGCGTCAATCTGACAAGATACCCGTGCAATCTGCGCCAACTTCTTTGTCAGTCACCGCCGCTTGGAATCCATCTAACAGCGTTTTGTTGTTGTTGCGTGATGATGCCTATAACGGAATGATTGACCGCACGTTTGTAATTAGCGCAACCGATGGCACAGGCGTTGTTAACTACGCCTTTAACGGTCGCGTTAGCCAATTTACGATTGACCCATCGCCAAGTGCTGAAGCCAAATGCACGTTTACGATTCACCCCCGCGGTAATCAATACGGTTGGTCAGCAAGCGCATAACCATGTCAAACCTTAACGATGCTGTTGAAACTCTAGTGAACCACTACGGTTCATTAGATGCCGCCGCACAGCGTTTACCCGTTGACGCGCTAGAGGTCGCCCAAGCATTAGCAGATTGCGACCCCGATACAGCCGAGTTTGTAGCTTTGACTTATCTAGCAAAGCACAACCCGACTAATACAAACAGCACAACAAACACAACAGAAGATTAGATATGACAGTCACAATAAAAGACACAAACGATATGCTGAACTTTTTGGTAGCCCAATCCGATTCTCGCAAGGATTGGTTTGGGTTTACTCAACAACGCATAACAGCTATTACGTTAGCGCATGAAATCGCGGCAAGGCACGCGGATAAATTCACGCCCGACCAAATTGTTGATTACGTCTATACGCTAAACAACGCGCTTTATCAAAAGATCATTAAGCCTTTGGGGTAATGCTATGCAAATGTCTTTCAGGGTTAGTGGCCTCAAAGAACTTAACGCCAAGTTGAACGAAATTCAAGATGAAATTGGCGATAAGAAAACAAACAGCAAGATAGTTGTTCCGGCTATGCGCGAGGCCATGCAACCCGTTTTGCAAATGGCACAAGCTAACGCGCCGGTTGATACAGGCGGTTTGCGTTTGTCATTGCAAGTGGAAGCACGAAGGCCAACAAGGGCCGACAGGCGTTCTAAAAATGTATCACCCTACGATTCGGTCATTGCAATAGTAACGACCGCATCAGGTAGGAAATTGGCTCGAATGTCAGAGGGGGCAGGACTCAAACAAAGTAAAAAGAAACTAAGCGCAATGACACAAGATGCACATTACGGTGCGTATCTTTCTAACAAGTTTGCGGGCATTAAAAGCGATGCCCGCGCAATAGCACAAGAGTTTGGAACGGCACATAACGGGGCAAAGCCATTTTTGCGTTCCGCTATTGAAGCCCAACAAAGTTCAACAGTAAACACTTTGGCGGCAATATTGCGCCGAAGACTAACAAAATACACGACTACAAAATGACAAAATTAAGTTCAGCATTTGGCGACAAGTACCAAGCCAACAAAAAGAATTTGCTCACTCGTTCATTTGAATTGGGCGGGCATACGTTCAAAGTACGCATACCTTTGGTCGCCGAATCAGAGGCGATATACAAAAAGGTATCCGAACCAAACGATGATTTGATTAACCAAACATTTGTTGAAATTACAAAACCTTTGCGTCAATTTGAAAAAAATCAAACAGAAGAATTTAAGTTTACCGATGACGATATTTTGATTGAAGGTCGGTCAATGCGTGAGGCGGCAAAAAACAAAGCAATTACTGAAGCCCGCATTACTGAGTTTTTTAAACTCCTAGTTCCTGAACTAGAGGGTGCAAGCCTAGAAGATTTGACCTATGCCGATATACAAGATGAATTCCCAATTTCTGTACAAATGATGATTGTCGAAAAGATTGGTGAAGTCATTAGCCCGACCTATAGGGAAGCGCGGGGAAACTAATAGGCTCGTTAAAAACTCAATGCTTTGCGGCAATGATTTTTAACGGGCATACCCTAGAAACAATATCAGAATTGGACGATGTAACGATGGCAAATATACAAACAATGTATGCCGATGGCATGGTCGGAAACTACGGAA